TCGAATCAAGGCTGGCGCAAATGTTAATTCATACACCTACATCAAAGCCATCGCAGAAGAACTTCGTGGGCTTGCCGTCGAAAATAACGTGCCGATTGTCTCCGCAACTCAGACGACAAGGTCGGGCTTTTCGAATTCAGACCCAGGTTTGGAGGATACTTCCGAGTCTTTCGGGCTTCCTGCTACTGCTGATTTCATGTTTGCATTGGTGAGCACCGAGGAACTGCAGCAATTAAATCAAATTCTAGTGAAGCAGTTGAAGAATCGTTATAATGATCCAAATCTTCACAAGAGATTTACGATTGGGATTGATCGCGGTAAGATGAAACTCTATGATCTTGAGCAGAAAGCGCAAGATGCAGTCATGCAAGAAACTGAATCTAAACCAGTCTTTGATCGAGGTCGCAGCACAGACAAATTTAAAAATTTGAAAGTATGAAGTTGAGTAAGATAGAAAAGAAAGTGCATTCACTCACTACAACTTGGGTGGGTGACAAACACATTCCCTCTATCATTCGAGGACTTAATAAAACATTTCAAAAGTCTATAATTTATTTCTGTTCTGCTCGATACGACGAAGAATTTTATGAAGATCATTCTGTAATTGTTTCTGGTCAATATTGTCCAAGAATCTTCTCAGCGATTCCAGAAAATATCCTCATTACATTATCGTTTCCCGCGAATTCTAAGCGAGCAATCATATCAGAAGATTGCGCTAAAAACCTTACTGTCAAAATCATTCGTGCAATTCACCACGAGTATCGCCACAAGCATCAGCAAAAGGGTCGTGGGTATGTTTATACAAAACAATACAATACTAAGAAAGGTACAAGAGATAGAATGAAGTTGCATTACTATGGCAACCCAGATGAAATTGATGCTCATGCATACGAAACACAGGCTGAGCACCTAGATATAAATAGATTACGAATTGCGCATAGAATTAATTGGCGCGAATCTGAAGCAGTGTTTATGTATCGTAAACACTTTCGCAAACAAGACCCAAAAGTCTGGAAACGATTTCTAAAGAAGGTTTATAAGAATGGCTGCGGATAACAAAGGGTTTTTATATGAGAGCAAGATTAATAAGTTGCTCAAAAAATATAAAATTCAAAGCGCAGGATTTCAAGGTGCTGGTGCAGATCCAAATGCACCAGATGCCGAAATAATTATCAAAGGTGTTAAGTATAAAGTTGAAATTAAATTAGATTTGAAAGTTGATTTTGGTCAGGGTTCTTTAGATTATGATCTAAAAAGAAATAAGTGGATACTTGGTGGTGCTAAAACTGAATCTGCTGAACAAATGCGCGAATTTCTAACTTCTATCAAAGTCCCCGAACTTGTTAATAAAGAATGGGGCGCAGCAGGTCCACCAAGAAAATTCACGGTGCCCTTAGATAGTTTTAAACCATCTGATGTTGCGCATGACTATGCCAAGTTTAAGGATCGTTTCATCGATGTAAAGGCTAGTGCTGTTGCAGATTATTATGCCAGCAAGAAAACCTATTATATTCAAATTGGTAAGTATGGTCTATTCTATATGGGCAAAGATATAGCCAAGTTAGGTGTTCCAGAATTTAATCCAAAATTACGTTTAAGAATTAGATTAAAGCGCGGCGGAAGTTTCCCTATATACAACTATAGATTCTCTACTGCGTTGCAAGCAGTTTCGTTGAATAAATCAGACATAGATCTAGAAAATGTAAATGATTTAATTGTTATTTCTGCGAGGACGAAAAAATAATTTATGACAACATTTGTGACTGGTGGTTTGGGATTCATTGGATCTAATTTCGTATTCAGCCACCTTAAAAAATATCCTGCTGATACGGTTGTAATCATTGACAACCATTCATACGCATCAAACACAAACAATATTCTTGGCTTATATGAAGATTATCGTGTCATTGTCCAACGATGCGATATCCGTAACATTCAACGTTTAGATCAATTGTATCACGATTATGAACCAGACATTACGTTTCATTTTGCTGCTGAGTCTCACGTTGATAACTCTATTCTTGGTGACGATGCTTTCCTCAGCACTAATATTGAAGGCACTCACAACATTCTAAAGTGTATTCGCAAACACAGTGGAAAGTTAGTGCATGTTTCAACAGATGAGGTCTATGGTAGTTTGACACCAGATGCTCCATCTTTCACAGAAAAAACACCATACGATCCACGCAATCCATACTCTGCCACGAAAGCAGCCAGTGATCATCTCGTTCGTGCTTATGTAAACACACATAAGATTGATGCAGTTGTGACCAATTGCTCAAATAACTATGGTCCTCGGCAACACGCTGAGAAATTTGTCCCAACAATCATTCGTAATATTAAAAACAATACACCAATCCCAGTTTATGGCAGCGGCACAAATGTTCGTGATTGGTTGTTTGTCGAAGATCATTGCGAGGCATTGTTAACAATCGGCGCAAACTTTAAATCTGGTGAGCGATATAACATTGGTGGTGGTCATGAAATCACCAATCTAGAAATGGTAACGTTGATTCTTGACTTGATGGGCAAACCAGTTAACATGTATCAGAACTGGATTAATTTTGTAACTGACCGTAAGGGTCATGATTTTAGATATTCTATAAATTCGGACAAAATCTTCAAGGAACTTGGTTGGTCCGCAAAGACCAAGATCGTCCAAGGGCTGGAGAAAACTTTGGAGTGGTATAATGCGTAAAGGGATTATTTTATCAGGTGGATTAGGCACACGTCTCTATCCGTGCACAAAGGTTATTTCAAAACAGTTATTGCCTGTTTATGACAAACCGTTAGTTTATTACCCAATCTCTACATTGATGCTTGCTGGTATTCGTGATATTTTAATTGTAACTTCGCCAGCGGATAGTCATTCATTTCAAACTCTAGTTAAAGACGGATCTCAGTTTGGACTGAATGTTTCTTATACAACTCAACTTGAGCCAAAAGGTATTGCTGAGTGTTTTCGCATTGCTGAAAAATGGATTGGTAAAGATGACGTTGCTTTGATTTTAGGCGATAACATCTTTTATGGTAATGATCTTGTTAATCGATTTAATGCAGCAAACTGGAATAATGCAGGTTGCACATTGTTTGCGTATCATGTAAATGACCCAGAACGATTTGGTGTCTTAGAAACTAACAGTAATGGGGATCCAGTGCGAATTGTTGAGAAGCCAAGATTCGCATCAAGCAATTATGCAGTTACTGGATTATATTTCTACGACAATAAAGTTGTTGATTACTCGTGGCAAATTTCTCCATCAGAGCGCGGTGAGTTGGAAATTACAGACATCAACAACATTTACATGAAAAAGAATGATTGTAAAGTTGAGTATCTAAACCGTGGTGTTGCATGGATTGATACAGGAACGTTTGAATCTCTCTCAGAAGCCTCTGTATTTGTTGGTTCTGTTCAGCGAAGAACAGGAACTATGATTGCATGCCCAGAAGAGATTGCGTATAGAAATGGCTGGATCACTCAAGGGCAACTTGAGTTTGCAGCAAGTAAATATAGTAAATCGGATTATGGTAAGTATCTCTATAGAATTTTACAAGCGAGGTGATTTATGGCAATTCTAGTTGTTGGTCGTGGTTGGACAGGAACAAAGGTTTTTAATGAATTGGTAGAACGCGGTCATGTGACTGCTCTCTGCTCTCATGAAAGTGCAATTCCTGCAATTGAAAATAATAGTTGGTCGTGGGTTGTTAACTGTGCAGGCGTGACTGGATCTCCAAACGTCGATGCATGTGAAAAGAAAAAGACAGAAACCATTAATGGTAATGCCGTGTTTCCAATTCTTCTACACCAAGCCTGTGAACGAAATGGTGCAAAACTAGCCCACTTCTCAAGTGGTTGCATCTATCAGGGTGAGATTGATGATGTGAATGCTGAGCCAAACTATTTCGGTAGTATCTTCTCAATCAGTAAGGGTGTCTCGGATGTATATCTAAAGGACAAAGCATTGGTTTTCCGTATTCGTATGCCGTTTACAGGTAAAAATGAAGCAAAGAACTATCTGTACAAGGTTATGAACTATGCTAAAAACGGAAAATTGGTTGATGCTGGCGAGAATTCAATTACAGATTTGGACGAGGCTGTGAGTGTTGCTTGTGATCTAATTGAGGGTAATGCCTTTGGTCCATTTAATCTTGTGAATAAGAATTCTGTCAATATGCACGAACTTGTTGAATTGATGGGTATTACACCACTGTGGTTTACTGCAGAAGAGTTCAAGAATGCAACTGCAGCGGGTCGATCAACCTGTACAATTCCTGCATATGATGGTATGTCAGACGCTTTTGTTGCTTTGTCAAAGGCTATTAAATCTATGAATTGTGAATGATTTTAAAGTTGAATAAACCTAAATAGAAGGTAATCCCACAGTGTGGAGAGAGAATGTTTGGCTTCAAGCAGTTTGTTCCATTAATCACAGAAGAAACAAAATCTCGAGGAATTCAGCATCTGCCGCATCCTTTCGAGTCTGCCTTTCATGCTAAAAAGGGTGCAGTAGCCTCTTCTCTCTCCAAAATTCAAGGCGTAATTAGCGGTCGGACTCCAATCACTCGTAAGATTGACGACCGCATGTCCTTTCAAGTTTCCAAAACTTCGGAAGGTAAGGTGGGGGTCAAATACAAGGGTCCAGGTGCGCAGTATAACTACTCTGCGGACGATATTAAAAAGCAATATAGCAAAAAGCCATATGTTGCTGGACCATTAATGAATATTCTGAAGCACGTTCATAAAGTGCTTCCAGAAGGCGAGGGAGAATATCAAGGGGGTTACTTGAGTTCTCTTGAAGATCGTAAAGAAGAAGATGGGCAAATCAGCCACACTCCAAATACAATTAAGTATTCTGTTGCCAAAAATACTCCAGAGGGAAAGAAACTTGCAAAAGCACCTTTGAGTATTGCATTACATTCCAGGATCACTGCTGGTGGTAAGACTGTTCCAATTCAAGCAGATGAATTAAAAGATCATCCAGACGTTCATGTAATGAGTCATGTTGTTTCTTCTGAAGAAAGAAAGATCCCACCAGAAGCGAAACGTAAAGCACTTGAGCACATTGCTGCAGCAAAGAAACTTTCCAAGAGCCACACAACAGAGCATTTAACTGGGCATGAAGAAACTCTTCAGAGATATGCCAACTCAACTATTGATACTGGTGAAAAGCCATCTGTGAAGGGATATAAAAAGTTTCTTGAAAAATATCATCAGAAGCGTATTGACTCTGTAAAAACAGAAAAAGCAAAGAGTCAGAAAAAACAAGAAATGCAAACTGCCATGAATGATGTTGATGAGCACATCGGCAAGTTTGACAAGACGTTTGATATTCATCATCACATACAGCAAGCCACCTATGCTACTGCAGATGCACTCTCTAAGACTGCACATGGTGGATACAAACACACTATTGATGGGAATGAATCAACAGGCGAAGGGTTCGTTGCTGGTGGTGTTAAGTTTGTTCCTCGCAAATTTACTGAGGCAAACCGCAAACGATCAGCAATTCTAAGAGCGCAAAAGAGTGTAATATGAGTAAAGCAACATTTACATTTGGAAGATTTAATGTTCCTACAGAAAGTGGGCACGGCAAACTGATTTCTGCAGTTCAATCTCACGCAGAAGAATCAGGCGGCAAGCATTATATTTTCCCATCACACTCACAAGATTCAAAAAAGAATCCATTAAGTCATGGTGAAAAGGTTGGGTTCATGCGTCGATTATTTCCAGATGCCAATATCGTTTCTACAGGCAGAGTTCGTACTGCGATTGATGCTGCTAAACATCTTGAGAAACAGGGACACACTCACGTGACAATGGTTGTTGGATCAGATCGTGTTCGAGAGTTCCATGGACTCCTCAATAAATATCGTAAGAAAGAATTTCCAGGAATTAAAAAGATCGAGGTTAAATCAGCAGGTAATCGCGATCCTGACGCAGAAGGTGCAGAAGGTATGTCAGCCTCTAAACTTCGCGGATTAGTATCTGCTGGGAAAAAAGAAGAATTTATTTCACATTACAGCGACAAAAAACTTGGCGCAGAAATACATGATAGGACTAAGAAAGCAATGAGCGAAGAAACAAAATCTCCAATTGGCATTTTTCTTCTTGGTGGTCCAGGCAGCGGAAAAGATTATGTTCTTAAGAATATTTTCTCGCGCTTTGATTTAACAGAAGTTCAATTAGATCAAATTCTTTCTGGGAATGCATCTGAACTATCAGAATCAGGATCAAACATTGTGATCAATGGCGCAGCAGATCTTGAGAAAATCGAACTTGTTAAATCAATTCTAGAAGGTTATGAGTTTGATTATGTTTATGTCTCTGTTTCAAATAAAGTTTCTCGTTCACGCAATGAACAGAGAGAACAACCACTAGAAGAATCGCGTCGTCTTGAGAAATGGTATCGTGCAGAAAAACTCTCTGAGAATTTAGATTGCTTTGTGTTCAACAACTCAATTGATCTTCTTGAATCCAGTGAGATGGAAAAGATTATGTTTGCATCTCAGATTGAGAAACTTCTAGAAAGAATTGTTGCTCACAAATTAGAAATTAAAGAAACACCAGAGCAACAAACATTTACAATTCTCCGTGAGAAGAAATTTCCACCAGTAAAATACGATAAAGAATCTGGCATTCCACAAAAGTATCGTGGTGGATTAAGCGCAGCAACAGCGAAAGCGCGCAAGGCTCATTGGAAAAAGATGGGCAAATTATCTGATCGTGATCCTCGTGCCTATGAACCTGCTCCTGGCGACAAAACTGCAAAAACAAAGCCAAGTAAACATACTCTTGCTGTTCGTAAGATGATGGATGAAGCAGAAGTTCCAAAGAAACTTCGTCATGTTGCTAAAAGCGGAAACATCACAGCCGTAAAAGAACGTCAGAAAGAAAACAAAATTGAAGAAGCAGCAGCTGATTCTTCTCTTGCCGCAAAAGCCGCAAAGTCTGGCGTTTCAGTCTCAACTCTTCGCAAAGTTTATAAGCGCGGAGTTGCTGCGTGGAATTCAGGGCATCGTCCAGGAACGACACCACAACAATGGGGTCATGCTCGCGTGAACTCTTATATTAATAAAGGTAAGACTTATCACACAGCAGATAAAGATCTAAGAGAAGATCTAGATTCAGAATTTGAAATGCAGATCTGCTGCCCAGAAATAAACGAAGCCGTTGATCTTACTCCAACAATCAGCACCAAGAAACCAAAGAAAGGGAAGATGACTCCAGGTGATCTTCGAAGTGCAACTTTGGATGGTCTTCCAACAGTTTCTATGATTAAAGTTGAACAAAAAGAAAAAGGTTTCATGCCAACCCCACGCCAAGTTCCTGCTCCAAAAGGAGGACATCCAGTTCCTCCTGGATATGAGAGAGTTAAGAGTTGGGGTGGAGCATATGAATTAAGAAAGATTCGCGACAAACCAACAACAGTCAAAGAGGCTATTGAATATCACGTCGAAAACAAGATCTCCTTCACGGAAAATGTGTTCCGTCCAGGATCAGAAATGTTTTTTGAGATGATTGCAGAAGCCAAGCGTCTATATTCTGAAGGGAATTATATTCCACACGATGATTGGGAAAAGGATCTTCTTAAATCAGACATTGGAGAAATCTCCGAGTTTGAAGGTCAGCAAGTTGTTCTTGACTATCCTATTGAAGAAGGTCTAGAAGAATGCTGGTCTGGTTATGTTCAAAAAGGAATGAAGAAGAAGGGCGATAAGATGGTCCCTAACTGCGTTCCTGTAAATGAAGAAGATAAAACCGACGGTAAGGGTATTGGCAAGCCATGGCGTGAAGGTGGTGGTGGTGCTGTCTATGTTCGCACAGGCGATGGTGGTGTAAAGAAAGTTCGTTTCAGTCAGTCTGGAATGACAAAGAAGTTTAATGATCCTGCAGCGACTCGCAGTTTCGTTGCTCGCCATCATTGCTTGTCAAACAAAGACAAAACATCAGCCTCTTATTGGGCTTGCAGATATCCAAGATTTTTTAGTAACTCTGGAAAACTTTGGTGGTAAATGAAAGGCGAAAAGCCATACACAGACGAAAAACTAAATACATGGTCGTTCATTCGCACATTTGATCATAATGCGCTAATAGACGAATTAGCGTGGCATAGAGACGAAAACGGAAGATATATTACAATATTAGAAGGCGAAGGTTGGGAGTTTCAGTTTGATGAAAAACTCCCCAAGAAATTAAATAAAGGTGATCGGTTTTTTATTCCCGCAAAAACCTTTCATAGAATAAAGCGGGGAAAAACAGATCTTAAAATTAAGATCGAGGAATTCTAATGGCAAACGTAAAAGTTCCAGCACTATTGCACAAGATGTCAAAGACTGCTCAGAAGGCTTGGTATAAAAAGAATAATATGGAAATGCCTGATGATACTGGTGGTAGATCTGCTGCAGCGGCAAAAAAGGTTAAGGTTGCGCCAAGAAAGGTAGCAGCAATTGAGCCTAATTCTGTGCGTGCAATCAATGCTGCTCGCCAGAAAGAATACATGGCAAAGGGCGGTCGCCAACCAATTGGGGCTGCTGGTTCTGGTGGAAATAGTTCTATGGCTGGATCAAATATGTCTACTGCAAAAGGAATCGTTGCTGGTATTAAAGCAGGATTTAATCCAAAAGTCTCTTTAGATCCATATGAGTCAGAAAGAGCAAAGAAGGTTGGTCCACGTTCACTTAAACTCAAAAAAGAATCCGTTGATGAGGCATTGAGTCCAGAACGCAAGAGAATGTTTGATCTTAAATTAAAATATATTAAAAAGGCTGCAAATAGAAAAGATAGAGCAAAACCATCTAAAGTTGATACACCTAGAACTGCATTAAATCCAGCTGCAGATATGAAGTTGAATCCAAAACCAATGGATACTCGAACATGGGATTATATTATGAAGAACGAAGAAGCAGAGCAGATTGACGAAGTAACTAAAAAAGAAGCTGAGAAAGTTCTTGGTGGTCCAGTAAAAACAAAACCAAAGATGCCACCAGGCAAACAACCAGCTGGTTATCGCTATGTTCGCAATCTTGCGCGCAAGGCAATGAAAGCAGGAATGAAAGCCGAAGCAACTTCTTTTCCAAAAGGTGGTGGTGTTATTAACTACAATCCAAAGACTGAAAAGTCAGAGAAAGATGGTACTGCAAAACTTTACGATCCAAAGAAAGATGAAAAGAAACTTTCCCCTAAAGGTGGCTTTGCTGTAAAGAAAGAAGAAGTCGAGCAGGTTGAGGAAGGTAAAATTGCAAAAGCACTTGCTGTTGGCGCAATGGCTCTTGCTTCAATGGGTGCAAAAGCCCACACTGATACAACGAAATCCGTTGCACAGTTAGCAAAAGAAAGACCAGCACTCGCACAAAGATTAAAGGACATTGGCGCAGAAGGTCAAGTCCCTGCATCAGACAAGCGTGCTGCTGAACTTCAGAAGAAACAAGATCAAGAAATGCCAGCATCAGAACGTAGAGCAAAGGAATTAGAAAAAATGAAAAAAGAAGAAATCGAACAAGTATCTGAAAAAGCCCCTCCAGGTGCAAAGTTTGAGCGTATGGTCAAACATATCAAGAAAGGATATGCAAAAGGCGGTTTGTCAAAACAAGAAAAATCAATTGCCTATGCAACTGCTTGGAAAGCCTATAAAAAGAATGAAGAGACAGAAACAACCGAAGAAGTTGAACAAGTCGAAGAAAAATATATGGGCTTCAAAGCAGTAATGGCTTCAGCAAAGAAAGGTGGTGCTCGTAATCCTGCCGCTGTTGCTGCTGCAATCGGTCGTAAAAAGAATGGTAAAGAAAAGTTCCAAGCCATGGCTGCTGCTGGTAAGAAGGCAATGAAAGAAGGAATGGATGCAGTCGGTCGCGAAGATAAAGATATCGATAATGACGGTGATTCAGATAAGACAGATGTTTATCTACACAATAAGCGTAAAGCAATTGGCAATGCGATTCGTAAGAAATTAACAGCAAAGTTGGAGAAGAAAGATGGCGAATAATATGACTCCTGAAGATAAGGGTGAGTATGATTATGAAGGAGACATGGCGAAGTCACAACTCCGCAGTATTCTTGTAAACGCAAAACGCCTTCATGATATGCTTGGTGAAGATACAAATCTACCTGAATGGGTTCAGAGCAAGATCACTCTCGCCACAGATTATATTCAAACTGCAGCATCTTATATGGAATCAGAGATGAATGAAGAAATGAAGCCATACGTGAAAGCAGCGCAAGCAAAATTTGATGCACAAACAAAAGCACAACAGATGGGTAAGAAGCAAGCAGGAACTCTTGCTGCACGTAAAGAGCGTTTGAAAGATAAACAGGCTTCAGCTGCTCAAAAAGCAATTGACATTGTCAAGGGTCAGAAAAATAAAATCAATAAGACGCCAGAGGTGAATACAGATGTTAAAGTTCAATGAGTTCATTACTGAAGCCTCTGACGGAACTCTAGAGGTCGATGCAAAATACATTGAAGGAAACTTTGATGCAATTAATGCAGACCTAGATGCACTCACAGAAAAACCATATCAAAATGCTCCAATCTTTTTAAACCAGCTTCGTGGAACATTAGAGCGTTATGGAATGCTTCTTCCACAATCTGCAACTCCACAGTTCTTAGATCTTGGAGCAGAGATTGTTTATTTGCTTGGCGATTCCGCATATCATCTTTATATCGTTTATGATACAAACGAGGACGGATATGTTGATGGTTATGCGCAAGTTGTTTCTTCAGATGAACTCAGCGATTTAATGGCAACAGATTCGGAGGATCTTCTAGATAGAGAAGATGATGAAGATGTTAAGCCACGTCCATCTGACTGGTATCGCAAAAGAGATGACGACGCAGGGAATACTGACGAATATTAATCTATGCTTTTTGATGAATTGAATGACAGCAATATTTTGTTATATGCAGCCAAGTGTTATGATAAACCTAACTGCATTGACAGCGAATTTGACGAAGATTATAAGCGAATTCGCTATATTAAACGATTGTTAAATCGTTATAGATTAACAGGTGAAATAAAAGAACGATTGTTCTTAAATCATTTGGTTGTGATACAAAATGTTTTTGGGATTGAAGCAAGTACGAGAATGCTTTTTGCAAGAGTAGACTCAAAAGACTATAGCGCATTGAAGACGTTTTTAATTTATACTTCTGCAATGCCAAATATAGTCAAGGGAATCCGCGGAGAAGATATTATCTCAAGTGATATCTCGCTGGATCCCAAACTTATAGATATCTTAAGAAAGATTTGATTATAGGGAACATACTTATTCTGTCCGAAAGTCAAGCAAAAGTCAATGAAAAAAATTACAAAAATTAAAGAAGAAATTGTAAACACTGTTGGTAGTGGA